GGGCGCGGTAATTCTGCTCGGAGTGATAGCGGCCTTTACAACGAACAAGCTTCTCTGCCGCTTTTATGATTTTGGTTCCCTCATCCGTGAGGGTAGCATCAGGCTGTTTAGGTAATACCGGTGCTGCATAAAGAACCGTTCCTTCTGGAACGTCATTCCACCAACGCAACGTTTTATTGCCGCTACAACGGAATATTTCACCCACAGGTCGATCTGCTGCTTGCTCGTATGACAGAAGCTGGCGAGCCATGACGCACTCTATTTCATCCGAGTCTTCTGGATATGAACCGATGATTTCTTTTAAGGTTTCAATTGTTAACTTAGTCATTGCTCTTCTCCTCATGCCAGTTCGCCCACGCAATATCATCATCACATTCAATTACACCGGACGCGCCGCAATCCAAGCACTGGCATTTATCCTCCTCATATAGCAATTCAGGAGTGCCTTTTTCGGTTGTTACTTCAATATTGCTTGAACCGCATAAGTTGCATTCAAGCCAATTTATGATTAGCTTTTTCTCTTTGCTGTTACTGGTCATTGCTCTGCTCCTCTGGGGCGCTTTTTAAACGCAGCGTTACAGGCCCATCTCTGAAATTACCATCCACAATCCCGTCCAATTCTTTGACTTCCTGACTTGTCAGATTGTGCATTTTTGCGATGATGTAATTACCCTTGAGAACGCCAACGCCAGCGGCGCGGCAAGATGTTGAGCCGTAGCTATAACCATGATCATCAAGCCACTTTTGACATGTATTCCACGCTTCAAATTCGCCTTTTTCGTTGAACGTGATTTTAAATATTTGCGGCTCTTTGCTGTTACTGTGCATCATTAATCCCCTTGCGAAGCTGGGCTGCGAATTTATTAGCCTCTTTGATTACCGACTCAAACTCTTGCTTTAATGCACCGTATGCGATGGTATCTGGATGCATGGTTTCAATCATGTTTGCGTATTTCGCCGCTAAAGCATCAACACCTTTTGCCATCAGCTTTCTTGTGAATTCGTCGGTGACTGGGGTTTCTTTTGCTTCGTTTAGCACATCGACATACCAGTCAACATAGCGATATTCGAGCATGTCATCGTGCTGTTCAATCCACATATCTGGTGCCGTGGCGAACTCAATGGCATTACGCATTTTGGTATTCTCAGCCACCACATCAGCCAGCTTCTTCTCCAGCTCATCACGCCGCTGAACTACTGATTCGTATGTCTGGATTGGTAGGTTGTTCATGAATATCTCCTATGCGGCATCGGATAACAGCTCCATGCCGTACATGAATTTGGTAGGTTCGAGTGACTGATGAGTTTTGCCGTTGAAGCTATAAACGATGCTGTGGTCGGAGGCTGAAATGATGGTGTACTCAATGCCGCGTTTGCCGATGTAGCGTTGGCCAGCTTTAGGCTTGTGAATAACGATAGGTTTTGGTTGTGGTCGCTTTGGCGTGATTTTCTCGATAACAGCATCTACATCGATATCATCTCTTAGCCGGTAAACCGTCCCGCCTATCTTCATATCTCCCCACGGTTCCGCTGCTAGATATTCCCTGATTGCTAGAAGATGGTTAAAACTTATGTACTCGTTCTTTTCAGGATTGCGCCATGTGTAATATGGCTCTTTAGAGTTCAGCGTCACCCCGCCAGTGGCACCGCCGCCAGTAAAAACGCCGCCCACTGAGTTAAGCGCTCTGTGGAATTCGGTGATGTTATTGTCGGGGTGCTGGCTGAGGACGCGCAGGATATACTGCAACGTCATGGTTGTTACCTGTTAGAAGGGAATATCGTTATCGAAGTCCATTGGTGGTTCGTCGTTGCGCTGCGGTGCTTGCTGCCCGCTTTGTTGGGGCGCTCTGTTCTGTGCTGGCTTAGATGATGAATCCTGCTTGCCGCCGAGCATCTGCATGGTTCCGCCAACGTTAACGTGAATCTCCGTTGTGTATTTCTCGACTCCGGCCTGATCAGTCCATTTGCGAGTTGTTAGCTTACCTTCGATGTAGACCTGAGAGCCTTTACGCAGATATTCACCCGCAACCTCAGCCAGCTTTCCGAATAGCACCACGCGGCACCATTCTGTCTTTTGCTTCCTTTCTCCAGTTGATTTATCTTTCCATTGCTCTGAAACGCCTACCGACAAGTTAGCTACTGCACCACCATTCGGTAAGTATCTAACTTCAGGGTCTTGCCCTAAATTCCCAATTAAAATTACACGATTTACCCCAGCCATTTACGCCGCCTTTTTTAGTTCGCTGAATCTGATTTTCATAACTTCTTCGCACTTCTTCTGATGCTCTTCATGTCCAGACAATGACTTCCACACTCTGGTGTACTCAGTAGTTAGCTTCTGTTTGTTGTCTTCCTGTCGAGCAAACTCTACAAATTGCTGTAGTTCAGTTTCGGGGTTTATTTCTACAGGATCGTCATTGGTTGCCACCTCTGGCGCGGATGGTTGAGCCCATTCAGGAAGGGGAGGAGTTTGCCACCAGATATATTTATATTTATTGTCTGTATCTTTGAATGATGCTTTATTCCATCCGCGTTGCTGATCCGTGGAGCAAATGGCGAAGTTTTCTTCGAGAGAATATAGATAACGACCGATCCCCCACTGAACAGCCGCACGTTTCATTGACCCAGACATGCCCCCCTTAACTGCTTCAATCTGAGTTTTTTCAGCGCCGTCCCATTTCGTAACCCATTCATTGTTAATACGGATGGATATGCCACACATAACTCCGCCGTCAGGACCCGGTGAAAACTCGTTTTTCCAATTTTCTTTCCCGCATACCTCATCAAGGCGTCGCATGATCGCTCGATTGGTAACGTAAGCTAGTACCATTGCCCAAGGGTTTTTATTGGCTATCCCGCAACGCTGTACGCGCCACTCGATATCATCAATAGCAAAGGGGTCATCAAGCTGCGCTAAGTCCACAATATTCCTCCTCAATCTTCTGCTGCTGCATTTCTGTGCGGTGATCTGCCACCGCTTCTAGTTGAGCAATCTGGTCATTCATCACCGGAATCATCTCGGCTGATTGCATCCACTGGAGTAGCTGCTGTTCCAGTGGGTCTATTGTTTGATTCATGCTGCCGCCTGTTTTTCGCTAACATTGAACCCAAGCCCATTTAGGTATTCACAAATAGTTTGAATATCCATACCCGCTAGAAGCTCTATAAGCTCTTTCTCGCTGTTTGGTTGTTCAGCTATGGAAACGCCTTGCAGCTCTACTACGAACTCGCCTTGACGCACTCCATGCTTGCTAGCGAACGATGTGCATGTGATGTTCATAACGGATCACCTTTGATGAATAAGTGCTTAACTACGGGAAGTCGTTTAACCCAGCGCAGAAATCGACAAGCTCTCACCGCTTGGATCCGGCGTGGTTCTCTCATGAAATCAGTCATAGTTATTTGCTCCAGAGTGGTGAGAAGAATTGAGTGACGATACGAACGATGCGGTCTAGTTGTGATTCGCGAAGAGTGCCCATGCGAGGGCACCCTGCAAAGCTGAGTTCTTGCATGGGGTACTCCTGTTTGATTGATTAGTAGTTGATGCTGATTGCGGTGATGTTGCCTTTGGCTATTTCCGTGATGCACAGCTTGGCGCATTCTTCCGGCACACCTGCGGCGATAAGGTCTTGTAGTGCTTTGTTGTTTACTGTTTTGCGGTGTTCTTTATCAGCTGCGCGGCGAACTTCTTCATCCTTTATGCGCTTTTCTTCAGCTAATCGCGCCTGTTCTCTGGCCTCTGCCGCTGCACGTTCACGCTGAATAGCTTCTTCCTTTTCACGCTTGGCCTTTTCCTCGGCCGCGATGCGTTCACGTTCTGCTTTCGCTAAGGCTTCCTGCTTCTCGCGTTCGGCTCGCTGTTCAGATTCGATGCGCTCACGTTCCGCGCGTTCTTTTGCTAGCGTGGCCTCTCGCTCTCTGGCTGCTGCCGCTTCTATTTCACGCTTTGCAGCTTCGTCTGCTTCGCGCAGCGCATTCTCTTCGGCCTCACGCTTAATACGTTCTTCATGCTCGCGTTTGGCTTGCTCTGCTTTCTGTCGTGCTTCTTCGCGCTCACGGTCAATCTTCTCGTTCATGAGCAAAGCCATTTCATGATCGGCTTCAATCTTCGCTGCGCGCTGAAGGTCGAACTCTGCATTCATTGCCAGTGCTTCTTCATGCTTGGCGTTCATGGCTTCCTCGGCCTTGATACGCTCCTGCTCAGCTTCCCACTCTGTAAGTGGTCGACGAACCTCATCCTTAAGCGCATCGAGCCGCTCACGCACTAATCGGCGGCTTTCATCAATCTGCTTTGGCAGCGCCTTTAGTTCGGCTACGAGGTCTTTGCCAGCGTTGTCGATATAGGTTTTCGAACGGGCAACTTTATGCGCCATAGATGCGATAGCGTCTCGGCCTTTCTTTGTCGATAAGTCCGGCACCAGACCGCGAGCCTCTTTCTCGATAGCCTCAATAAGTGGGTCTAGCTGCTCTTGGACGGTGAAGAACGCTAGAGCATTGTTCTTCTCAATGACGACTAAATCTGTAATCTCGCTCACTGGCGATCTCCTTTGTTGGTTTCATTGCAAAACGCCTACGCTTTGCGATGAATTGCGGGTATAAAAAAGCCCCTAACGAGAGGGGCAAATCAAAACTCCGTGTGGATACGTATTCGCTCGCCAGCGTTACAGGCTACATAGCTCACCCCGTTATCTATCTGCCTATCATCGTATTGAGCGGGCAGGTGACGCTCAGAGAATTGCTCACAGCAGATACTCAGTGAATACCTGCGATGTGCATTACTCGTTCAAATATCACGGACGTATTCAAAGTCACCGCAAGAAATAACATCTCCGGTAGTTGAGTCCTTCGCGGTCACTGGTGCTCTCACCAATACGGCGTCCATATCACCCCAGTCTTTACGCAGTGATTTATTGCTTGGCTCTTTATTCCCACAAGCCTCAAATACTGCTGCGCTTTCGGTATCAAATCGCGCTCTACCATCCATGACGAACCATTCGTACTCCTGCATATCTATCTCCATTCTGGATATAAAAAAGACCGCTAGGCAGCCTCAGTTTCTTCACTTGGCTCTTTAAGCCAATCTGGACGCTCACCATTACCAAGATAAAAATCAATGATGTCTAATAGCTTAGGGTAGAAGCGCAATGCTGAACGACCATCCATATCAGCAATTTCCTGCTTGCTGTACTTGCGCCATTCTTCAACTGTATGGTTCTGGCATCCCGCTCTGACATATTCGCCGTTGGTAATGGTGATTGGATACTTATGCCCCATGATTACGAACGTGTGATCCGGCAGGTCGGCACCGCGCAGGTCGGCACCGCACAGGTCGGCACCGCGCAGGTTGGCACCGCGCAGGTTGGCATCGTACAGGTCGGCACCGCGCAGGTCGGCACCGCGCAGGTCGGCATCGCGCAGGTCGGCATCGCGCAGGTCGGCACCGCGCAGGTCGGCACCGCGCAGGTTGGCATCGTACAGGTCGGCACCGCGCAGGTCGGCACCGCGCAGGTCGGCATCGCGCAGGTCGGCATCGCGCAGGTCGGCACCGCGCAGGTCGGCACCGCGCAGGTTGGCACGTGATCCGTTTTCTCCAAACGACTCAATCCAAATTTTGTGTTCATCAAGAATCTTGCGTAAATCTGCGGTATTCATCTCACACCCCTTGTTCACCCAATAAAAAGGCCGCCTTAGCGACCTATTAAGCGCGTTCAGTTGTCCAGCTCACTGAATGAACGGCAGTTAATTTGAATCTTCTCTCACACTCGCCGCATTCGCATTCTTCACTTTCTGCGCCGTAGGATTCATCGGTACTAATTAAGGCCTTACACCATGGGCATTTAGCTTCATCCTCATTGTAAAAATCCAACTCATCGTATTCATCTTCTGGAATGATTCGAGCCTCAGCTTCAGCTAATCGCTTTGCATTCATTGCCTCTTGGCAATTATTGCAGCGCCATCCTCCAGAGCATCCCCAGACAGCAACTAACCCATCAATTGATCTATGGGTTGAAGCGTTATGGCGATCAACGCCACAATCAACACAAACATCATGCTTTTCACAACGAACGTAACTACCAAACTCCCTAACGTTCCCATTGCAGTGATCACATCCTTCAATCCAATACCATGAACCATCGATCTCTACTGCGTACCATGAGCGCTGCGGCGGGATGATTTCGAAGTCACATTCTTGGATACACTTCCCGCCTTTGACAATTCGCTCACCAAAATACTGTTTACTTCCGGATCTAACTCGATGTATTCCAGAGAAAAGGCGGGGATCTTCAATTTTTCCTCTAATGATTTCACCTAGATATAGGTCACTCATACTTCACCTCTAAATTAAGGGAATGCTCTTCCCGCGAATCTTCTGACGCCCGAACGCTGAAATGTTGACGCCGGACACAACCCGATGTTGCTTATGCTCTACCTCTACCAGCTCTTTAGCTGCTCTTGGTGTCGGTAGGGATAGTGCTTTTACTGTTCTCTCTGAGCATCCAGAGAGCGTGGTAGCGATTTTGTTTGCCAACCGTCGCTCTGCATTGGCTGAGTTTCTTTCTTCACTACGGCGCTCTAAACGACGTAATTTGCAGCGTTGTTTTGCGTTCATGGATTTCTCCGTTAGTTAGCTTTGGTGATGAGGGCCGGACGCTACCCCGGCAATGTGTTCAGGAATGGGCGTCACCGCTTCCTTGGGCCACCTTCCTACCCAGCCACGAATTTCCTGTGTTCGCGCACCACTTTGCGTGTCTTCGATTTTCCACGCCGCCTCATCCCAAAACTAACTCTGCTTTGGTGTACACCTCTCGGCATACCTTCTGATTTTTAAAGAGCTTCCAACTTCCTGTTGGTTAGTGCGTCCTGCCGTGTTGATGAATGAAGTATACGTATCGTATTCATATGATGCAATACGTTATGTATACAAAATTTGTAATGTATACGTATTGTTATGATTTATATGTGTATTTATTTTTAATATGAGTGTCGTGGATATTTTTATGGTGCTAAAGTGAGCAAAACAGGAGGGAATATGGAAAAGAACGCGATCGGCTACAACGACCTATGCGAAGCGGTGGGAAAGGCAACGCTGAATTTGGTGTCTTATGAGCAAGAGGTGAAGAAGGAGTACATCATTTCGATGTTGGAATCTTTCGCTCAGATAGAGTACGACGAGAAGAGAAGGGCGACGTACATGATGGCAGCGGAGGCAATGAAGGAGTGAGGGCAATAAAAACCCCGCTCGGCGGCGGGGTTAAGAGTCAAGATGTTAGTTTAATAATTCTTAGTGCTAGGGCTTCAAATTGATCTGCAAAATTATCTCTGCTCTTTTTCATGGTGTTAAGAGCGTGACCAAATTGTTTTGAATCAGCAATTTGCTGGTCGCTCAAAGAGAAAATTGGGGTAGATAATTGCTGACTTATGGCAATTAATGAATTGAAATCAGCAATGTGTGCCAAATCATAAGCCTCTAGGTCAGAACCCGTCTCATCCAGGGCATCTTGGATTAACTCTCGACTGATAGTGCAATTTAGTGTGGCTAGCTTTGGCACTAGGGTTTTGTCCACTGCGTCCCTAATGCTTGTTATCCACTTCTCAAAGGATTTTGCCGGCATTCCATTCCTAGGTCGATATCTTTGCTGAATTGTCCCAAGAAATTTTGGCTGGTTGTTTATAAAGTTAGCCGCATTGTTGCTACCTTCATTATCTTCTTTAAATCTTTTTAGCTCTCTATGCCATTTTGGAATATTTTTGGAAAGTGAACTTACTGCTTGCCAGCAGAAAAAATCAGGTGTAGTGGGAACTATAAAGTAATCGCTAGACATGAGCATTACTTCATTCAGACCACCAACATTTGGACTTAAATCATAAAGGATATAATCAATGTTATTAGCAGTTGCTATAGCTTGTAATAACTTTGGTAAATTACCGGGTATATTTCTAGTTGCTGGGATGCCTGCTGCAATTTTTAATGAAACACTAATTTGTGAGTCTAAGTCAGCTACATCTAAATGACCTGCCAACAGAAATAAGTTTTCATTCAGTGTCTTGTGGATTTTCCCTGTGTCTTGGGATAAATATGCATCTGGCTGCCCGCCGTTAATTAAAAAATCAACAATTGGCCCCATTGTTAGGTTTTGGCGGCTCGCATAAAATGCATCAAGTCCATCCTCTATAGCGTCAAAACCTAACACCATTCCGGTAAGGTTACACTGGGAGTCCAAGTCAACCATGAGAACCTTTTTCCCGATGCTTGCAAGACTCCAACCTAAGTTAAAGGTGGTTGTAGTTTTACTCACCCCACCTTTATGGTTAAAAAAACATATTGATTTTGTCATGTCAATTCCAGGGTTTTCAGTTTCTTTTGTAGCTATAATTTCCATTTATTATACCTTAACAGTGTGTTTTATATACTCAATTAATTGAAATATATCCCCTGGGATAATAATTATTCACATTTTAATTATTTTAAAATAGTCAGAACTATAAAATGCCCCCTGCTACCTAAAACGTATCCTCAGGCCACTGGGCTTTGATCACCTTTCCGATGATGCGGCAGTTAATTCCGCACTCTAGGCTTTGATAACGCGGGTTAGGGTTGAGTGGCTCAAGCCAAGGCTTACCATCTTCAATGACAAATCGCTTGAATGTCACGGCCGCATCGTTATCAATCCCGGCAACGCAGTAATCGCCAGAAACAACGTCCTCAGCAGGATCCACAAGGATTAGCATCCCCTCGGGAAAGCTAGGGCGACTGCCAGTTGGAGCTGTCATCGAGTGACCCTCAACAACTAGCCAGAAAGCCATGTCGCTAGCCTTTTTGGTTGTGCTAACCCATTCCTCTGCATCTTTCTCAGTAAAGCTGCCAACGGCACTGAATGATCCAGCTTGAACGCTAGTGAATAGAGGGTATGAATACTGAGGTTCAGGAGGCAAGGTGTCTGGGTTTTCACCATGCTGCAAACTGAATGTTCCATCAGTATTGAAAACAGGGTCTTTAATTCCTAAACGATTAAAGATTGCCGATATTTCTTGCAGTGTCGGCTGCCTTCTTCCATTGAGCCAATGGCTAACCGCCCCCTTAGTTATCCCTAAGTGAACAGCGATATCTTCCTGTGTAACGCCCAGAGCCTTCATGCGCTCTTTGGCTAAGTCATACCATGTCATTTTCATAGCCTAATTATACATTCTGTATAGAACACTCTAAAGTCACAAACCGTATATATTCATTTGCTGTTATTGAATACGATATGTATACTTCGTTTTAAATAAGGAGGAATACATGAATAAATTGCGAGATATTCGCGAAACCCTTGGGCTAACACAGTCAGATCTCGCTCAGTTGGCTGGCTGCACTCCAGGGACTATCAGCCACTATGAGACTGGGCGTCGCGGAATGGACATACATCAATGTCGTCAGTTTGTCGAAATTTTTAACCGCTTAGGGGCAAGCGTCGGCTTGGATGACGTTTTCCCACCCAAGGCCGCTTAAGTAACACCGCTCTTTAACAGTCATAGCCTCCCTGCCGCAATGTGGGGAAACCCCAACCACCTACCGGTGGTGTAACTATTTATTCAACACGGAAATTTTAATCAATGGAACATGCAAGTTATAGCAAGCGCATCAACGAAGTGGAGACAGAACTCCGCTGCAGGATGATGCAGAAGACTAACCGAGAGTTAGCAAAGCAAGCAGGGTGGCACGAATCGAAAGTAAGCCGCCTCAATATCCGAGACATGGCAACGATGTTCGTACTGCTAGAGAAGGTATGGGAAACCAGTTTGATTCGTGAGGTAGCGCGTCAGGCTGTGGAATCGGTATTGCCACAAAAGAAAAAGTCGCCGGTGGCAGCCGACGACTCTCAGATCACTATGACTTTCTAGTACTGGATCAATTCACAGGAGTAATAATACATGAAAAATATTTCGGCAGCAAAAAGTAAGAAAGTCGTTTGCTGGGTAATACAAGAAGACGATGAAGGTAGTTGTGAGATTGTCTTTCATCATCATCGACTGGCAGCGCGCCGCATGGGCATTAATGCACATGGTGGTTGTGATGGTGAATTTTGTGGTTACACCATTCGCCGCGCACCTGAATTCGACCAATATGCTGAGAAGGGTTTTGTGCCAATTAAGGCGTTGATAGATGCGGGGTGGTGGGTCACCACTGTTGACGGAGTTCGTATTTGCGACGATGACTGTGACGACGAAGCATCTTTCGATTATGAAAAACTGGTTTTCAGTCTGGATGAAAAGTCTGTGTTCTTGGATATGGCCTCATGTCATGAGTACGCACTTGTAATCAATGATCGTAACCATAAATATTCATGCTTTAAAAAGTCGGTTACTGAGGCATGGCCTGAGCTTGAATTCATTAAATGGCAGGGTGGTTTTCCATGGGTCACCTTCTCGACATCGTTCATGTTCCCGGGCGCTAAATATGGCGGTTCAATCCATTGGGACTCAGACAAACCGCTTGAACCTTCTGAAATGAGAATGGCGAACGGCGACAAGGAAGCATGGGACGTATTTTACAAAGAAATCCGGCCGGAGGCTGCTGCATGAATACCGCCGAAGTAATAAGTTTTCCCAAAAAAACCGAACAAACAGGGGGTCGTATGGCTGACCTGTCCAACGGGTATACAAAGGTCGCCAACGAGATTCAGCAGCTAAAACCACGCCTCAGAATGTCAGGAAGGGAGTGGCAATGTTTCGAGGCGGTGATCTGGCTCACCTACGGATGGAATAAGAAACAGGACAGGGTGACGAACACGGTAATCGCCGAGCTGACAGGTTTGAGCGACACACATGTATCGGATGCTATCAGGGCTTTAGCAGAGAGGAATATCATCTTTAGCCAGAAGCAGGGAGTGATGAAACTTGTTGGGGTAAACACCGAATTATCTGGATGGATTTTAGACAAACCGAAAACGGGAAGAAAGTTCCCGAAAACGGGAAAATCATTCCCAGAATCAGGAAAAGTGTTCCCGAAAACGGTAGACACCCAATACAAGAACAAGAACAGTAATAAAAACCCTTCGTCCGATGATTCTCTCGAATCACCTGACAAGCCCATTTCAAAGTTTCTCTCATCTCATCCAGATGCGTTTGTTTACTCATCCACTGGATCCAAGTGGGGGACTCAGGAAGACGACAGGGCTAGTCGCTGGATTTACGAGAAGGTCTGCGTGGTTGATGCATCAGCAAAAGAACCCAACTGGGCAGACTGGGCAAACGTAGTTCGACTGATGAGACAACAAGATAACCGAACGCACAAAGAGATTTGTGAGTTATTCCTCTGGGCAAACCGAGATTCGTTCTGGTGCTCAAACATCCTATCCCCAGCAGCTCTGCGGAAAAAATGGGGAACCCTATCAGCCCAGATGGGCAAACCAAACCGAAGCCAACGACCAAGCGCTGATCCGGTACCACACTGGAACAGCAAAGAATCATGGGAGGATTTCATATGACACATCGACTGATGAGCGCTATCGCAAACCGAGATGGTTCGGCGCTGGCCAGAATGTCCAACCCAGCTACACAGGCAATGCAGGGGGTAGTTAATCCTGATGCTGAAAACTTGGTTGATGCTCTGTTTCGCCAGCTAAAGCAGGTGTTCCCAGCGGCAAGCCAAACCAACCTGCGTAGACCTGAAGACGAGAACGCAGCAAAAAAACAGTGGATTGCTGCATTCGCTGAGAATGGAATCCGAACCAGAGAGCAGCTATCTGCGGGGATGCAGCATGCGCGATCCAGTGAGTCTCCGTTCTGGCCTTCACCCGGTCAATTTATCGCATGGTGCAAGCAAGGTGTTCTGAAAGCTAACGGCTTGCCCAGCAGCGAAGAGCTGTATGGATTAGTGATGGAGTACTGCGCTAACCGTGGCTTGTATTCGTCACCCGAGTCCTATCCGTGGCCTAGCAACGCGACTTACTGGATGGTGACAAAGTTATATTCGCAGATGCGCGGCAAGAACCAGTCTGAATCAGAACTCCGCAAGAGTTGCACTGAAGAGTTGGTGATCATGGGGCGGCGCATTGAGTCTGGTGAAGAAATACCAAAGCCGGTTGTTCAGTTGGAAAAGCTACACATTCCGATCAGCAATGAAGCTGGGCTACAGAAAATTGCAGATATTCGCAAAAAGCTAAACCTACCGCGCAGAGGTCAGCAATGAGCAAGTGTTGCATGTGTCACCAGCATCTCGAATACGGCGACGGCCTCACGTATCACGGATTCACATCATGTGAGACGCACTATGATGGAATGGTTTATCGCGTTGATTCTTGGCGAGCAGATGCCTTTGAAACCGAAGCTCAGGAGCTGCGTGATGTCAAAAATTAGAACGGTTATCTCACATATCGAAAAGCATGGCGCGTCGCCGATGGGGGAAATATGCAGAGGTACTGGATTTAGCGTCAGAGAAGTTAACTCAAGCCTGAGATACCTAGCCAGAATCGGAATGCTTACAAAGACTGGGGATCGCGGTCACTATCTGTATGGAATCCCTGAAGCACCAAAACATGCCAAAACCAAGCCGCCAACCCGCAAGAAAACAGTCATTACAGCAAAAGACAATACAGTAACCATCGGGGCCAAGAAGCAGGAAATCGAACAGCTGATTAATCGTGGATTGGTTCGTCGAGCACAAACGGCAATATCTAGTCTTATTGCTGAAGCTAGGGATCTGGACACCGTAAATTGGGCGATGGACAAGGGCAACGCTTGCGGCTTCAGAGCCAAATACTTTTAGGAGATAGTGATGACAAGTCGTGAACAGTTTGAAGAGATATTTAGAAAAGCATATCCAAATATTCCGCAATCGCACAAAGACACAATGCTGGAGTGGTATAACCACGGCACTGATGATGAACCCGAGTGGGGATATTACTCACTGCTTGCTCGTCAGGCGTTTGAGTGGTGGGAACTATCCCGCAAAGCTGTGGAAGTAGAGTCTACAACGCAACATGTGGCACAAGAGAAGAGTAAGCCGTATGCGTGGGCTATTGAGCATAAAGTTGGTTTGCCAACAGTTGTATTCAACAAGCCAAACACCAATAGCTGGGCATTCAAAGACGCCGTGATTAAAGAGTTGTATGAGACACCGGATCTGGAGAAAAGCGATGACAAGTCGTGAACAGTTTGAAGCGTGGTTTAAGCCACGAAAAGAGAGGATGAAAAACGATGGCATTGGCACTCTTAACATCGTTAGGTATTGCGGTATGGCTTGGGTGGGCTGGCAAGCAAGCCGAGAGGCGGTGGAGGTTGAGTTGCCAGAAGAGGCTAGATGTAGATTTAAATATCCAGAAGCGGAAGCTCAGTGTGATGGATTTAACGATGCGCTTAGCCAGTGCCTTGATGCCATTGAATCCGCTGGCATCAAGGTTAAGGGGGAGTGATGTCTAATTTAGCAATGAAAGTCCTTAAGTGGATGGGCAAAGGTAACGTCGGTATTAGCTCTGCGACTATGGCAGCAATCGCCTGTGGTCTGGATAGACCGATTTATGGGAGCCACTTTGGCAAACCGCATGATCCGTCAGACCTTCGCCGATGCATGTTACTAGTGGATGAGATTCCAGAGATACGCGACCACTTCCCTGCCATAGCGGAAAAATGTCCAGCGCTCTCTCCAGTGCTGGAAAAGTGGGATGATTTGATTGCATGCCTCAGATCTGAAATAGCATCCGGCACCGGCAGGGCACCGAAAACTTACGCCATGATGGACGAAATACAGGGGGAGTGATGACTTCTGAAACTGATGATCTGGCAAACGTAGTGCAGCTAGTTAAGCCGGATAACGAAGAGAGAAAGCTGCTAAATATTGTCCCCACAAATCTGAAAACCTATCAACAGAAACACTGCAAGCACACCCTCGAAGTAAGCGAAGTAGAGCGAACAATCACTTGTATTCGTTGCGGCTGCGTTGTCGATCCGTTTGAGTTCATCTTAGAACGAGCGCATAACGGCGAGCGCGTTGTTACTGAGATAGAAACGCTGGCAGCCAGACTGAAGGAGTTACGTAGCAACGTCGCCAACCTAGAGCGCGAAGAGAAGAACGCCAAGGCGAGGTTAAGGTCAGCGCGGACAGCCATTCTCTATGCTGAAAACGAGTACAAAAACGTGGAACAAAAAGCGAGGTAACATTGAAACGAACAACGTTCTACCTACGGGACGGAACGATAAAGCAGAACCTAAAAAACTTCATAGACTCACTACCCACTGACGAAAAATTCCCCCTAGTAGTAACCATTGGCGACGCGCCACGTAACCTACCTCAAAACGATAAATTCCATGCCATATGCGGCGACGTATCTAAACAGATAAGTCTGGGCGATATGTGGCTACGTGACTGGCAATGGAAAAACGTTTTTGTGTCCGGTCACTGGATGGTTGAGAACAACGCCAATGAGTCGCCACTGATTCAGGGCATTGAAGGGGAATGGCTGAACATCCGAGAAAGCACCGCGCAAATGGGTAAGAAGCGCATGGGTTCACTTATCGAATACGCAACGGCTTACTCTGTAAACAACGGGGTAAAGCTTCGTGATGTGCGTTACAGCGGAGATTTCTACGGGAGAGCAGCATGAAGCGAACGTGGTTTACACACGAACCCATGACCACAGAAGAAGCTAATCAACTACTCGATAGATACAAAAACAACGGAGTGCAGGCCACTAAATCACTATCAGCAGACAATCGACACTGGTTCGTTCAAGCACTTCTCCCTGAATCAAATTACCTACCTAATTCAAAAATACAGACATCCAAAATCTGGAGATAAACATGACTGATTACAGCAAGATGATCGACTTTGAGATTAATAAACTGGTTGCTATCCAACTAGGCATGAAGCCTTTTTGTGAAACAACGGGGTGGCAGGGTTTAACCAGCAAGCCATATGTCGATGTAATCGTTAGAGGCGCAGGGAGAATGGGTGCATTCAATCCATGCAATAACCCATCAGACGCATGGCCGATAATAGTCGAGAATAATATAGCGATAGTTCCATGTCGTCACGCTATCCCTCAAGCGTGGCCTACTAAATTTGGCATGGCATCAAAGTTCTTGGTTGAGGATAGAAACCCACTCCGCGCCGCCATGATCGTCTACCTGATGATGAAGGAGAGTGAGAATGCTGACATTTAAGCATTTCAAAGACAGACCAGCATGGGCCGCCGCCGATGGATATGACTTCAATATCATCGACTGTATGTCAGAGGCAGCAGGAAGAATAAATATCTGGCGTGGAATAGTTAATGTAATCCTTGAGGTTCCAGACTTTCAGCTGAGAGAGGCTTGGTACAGATTACCTATTTCTCTGGTGGCTGTAGTGATAACACTGGCATGGCCGCTTACCTTCTGGATTGCTGGATTGGCATTATACGTACAGTGCATCATAAATCGTCGTAAATACCTCAACAACAAAAGCGAGATTGTATTAAACAACCTCGCCGTCTGGCGAAGAGAGTGTGATCGGAGGATTAAACGTGCTCAAGGCTAAAAAGCCGAAGCCAAAGAAATGCCCGATATGCAAAACCAAATTCACTCCCGATAGACCCCTTCAAATAGTTTGCTCACCGCTCTGCGCTATCAAATACCAAAAACGACAGAAAGAGAATCAGCAAAAACAAGCTGAGGATGAATCACGTCGTAAATGGAGAAAGCGCAAGGCAGATGCAAGGCCGTTGTCTCACTGGAAAAACATGACTCAGCGAGTATTCAACGACTACATCAGGGCTAGGGATAGAGGGAATGGGTGCATTAGCTGTGGAATTAAGAACGCAGTCAGTTTCCACGCTGGACATTTCAGGACAACGAAAGCGGCATCTCAACTCAGATTTAACGAAGACAACGTACACCTTCAATGTTCTGCCTGTAACGTCCACAAATCCGGTGACATAGGTCCATACAGACTCAACCTGATAAAGAAAATCGGGATTGAGCGAGTCATGGCGCTCGAAAGTAACAACGAGACACACCGATACACCAGAGAAGAATTGGACGGCATCAGGGCGCTATACAGAAAGAAATTGAGGGGTATCGAAAAGCAACATTTGGAGGCTGCATGAATGCTGAAATCCGAACCATACCCGACATGTTAGTTGATACGTACGGCAATCAGAGCGAGCTAGCACGACGCCTACGCATCAACAGAGAAACCATATCCAAATACATTCACGACAAAGAGGCCAAACACCACGCAATAGTGAATGGCGTATTCATGACATCACGCGGTGATAGTGGGAAAAACAGGTGGGGTAAGCGATGAGACAAGATAGATATGACATTGAGCAGCTATCTAAGTTGGCATTCATACGTCGTGAAACGGATATGCGGCGCTTATTTGGCAATGGATGGAAAACTATCAACGACTCCCAGCGGCAGTGGATACGTTACATGCTAAGAGTTTGGGGTGATCATATGCGAGGCGATGAGTCTCCACGCGGAGAGGTCAATGTAATAGGTCGCTTAATGATGCGATGCGAATGGAGTGAACAGAAAAGCAAGCAGATAGAAAGCACTGTCACGGAGCTTTTTGCCCAAGGATATCGAGATGAAGAACTACACCGCAGAGCCAGAGATATCATCATTCCAAAATCAGCAGCAGGCAACATCATCGCTCTCGCCAAAGAATCAGATGATGCCGCCTTTATGGAGCGACTGATAACGAAGGTGTTAGGAAGAGATAACCCGATTCGTTCTATGGCTAGATTAAAATACTGTAGGCGCAAAAGCTCGCAAGACCTGATTCGATCGCTTTCTGCATTGACAGGGATATCAGCAAAAGAGTCTCGCAATAGAATAGAATGGGCTGAAAATATCCTTGATGGGGAACTCTATTACTCATCTAAAAGAGAAATGGAGAAAGAAATTCTACATCAAGCAGCTTAATAGCACGAATAGCTAAAGCAAAAGGGCAAGCATTAGTATAAATTTGATGCATGCTCGGGAGCAAAAGCGAAAGAGCGCAGTAACAAAGAAAAGGCTGGCTTAATCGCTGGCCTTTTTGCTTTCTGGATAACCGGTGCGACGCCAGAAAAACAATCGCACAGTGGGTAGGTTCGTCTCATTGACTGCAATCCCCACCTAACCGGCTGGAAGGTCGGTATCAATTTCAAGCCCTGAGTTAATAGCTAGGGGCTTTCTTGCATTTAGCGTCATCCAAAACCAACCAACCGCACTCACACATTCCTTGTCTGGCATGGATACGGGTGACGCTATTCCCTACACAAACACACAGCACCAGCCCTACGGGGAGGTGAGAGACTATGCGAATGGACGACCGTTACTCAAACGCATCGTACAGTAGCGCAGGTCTAGCAGCGTTCTTTGCCAGTCTGTCATTGCAGGATTGGGGCTTCATTATCGGTGTTGCCTTCAGTATCGCGCTTGGCATCCTGACATATCGTCTTAATCGGCGAGAGCAGATGAGACGCACGCAGATACTGCAAGACATACTGACGAAGACCAATACAAACAATCCATCGGCAACAGCACAAGTGCTAGCTGATTTAGGTCAGAAAGCGCCGAAGGAGATCTGATATGAACTCATCACTTCGTGCGCGAATATCCGCGGCTATCGGTGGCGGTGCCATTGCAATCGCAACGGTAATGCTAAGTGGTAAAGGCGGATTAGAGGGGCGAGAGTACGTTCCTTACAAAGATGTAGTCGGGGTCATTACAGTCTGCGATGGGCATACTGGCAAAGACATCATACCCAACAAGCGATATTCAGATGCAGAGTGTGATGCGCTGACTAAGGCTGACTTAGAACGGATCGCAAAACAGGTCAATCCGAGCATCAAAGTTAAGACCACAGAAACGCAGCTCGCCGCAATCTACTCGTTCTCATATAACGTTGGTGCCAACGCCTTCATCAATTCCACCATGCTTAAAAAGCTCAATGCCGGTGACTATGCCGGAGCATGTGATGAGCTCAAGCGCTGGGTATATGCCGGTGGCAAGAAGTGGAAAGGGCTGATGAATCGCCGTGACGTTGAATATGAGGTTTGCACCTGGAGTCAGAGATGAGCAAGTTAACCACCGCGTTACTTTCGATCATCATCGCCCTGTTAGTTGGCATGTGGTACACGACAAGCCAGATGCAGTCGCTAAACACCCAGCTTAAAGAAATCAATCAGGTAGCCAATCAGCAGAAAGCAGACCTCGAGAACATCCAGCGTCAACGAGTACATGCCGCGGCACTGGATATCAAAGTCACTCAGGAATTAGCAAATGCAAAAAGTGAAATTGAGCGTCTGCGCACTGACCTTGGTAACGGTACTAAGCGGCTGCGCATCGCGGCCAGTTGTGCAAAGCTGCCCGAAGCCACAGCCGCCACCGGCAAGCCTGATGCAACCAGCCCCCGACTTAATGACTCCGTTGAACGGGATTATCTCAGTCTCGTCGAACGAATCAGACAATCCGAAACAATGATTAACGGGTTGCAGAGTTATATCCGCACACAATGCCAATAGAGGTCATAATTATGAACGACCAGCAAATCGAAAAAGAAATTGTAGAGAAAGGCAAAACCGCACCGAGAGTCACCCCCCAATACATCGAAAGTATTATCACCAGTGAGCACTATTTCACAGCAGCGCAGGGAGATCATCAAGCTAAAGAAGACGATCTATTAATCAACCCTGAGCCATACGTAGAAGCAACTCCCGACTCTCTTCACCTTCTCACCTTCTGCGTGCTCGTGCTGAAAAACGGCTTTACCGTCACCGGCGAAAGTGCATGTGCTAGCCCTGAGAACTTTGACGCAGAAATTGGGCGCAAAATTGCTCGCCAGAATGCCGTTAATAAAATCTGGCTGCTCGAAGGCTATCTGCTTAAGCAAAGCTTGTTTGAAAGTTAAGTAATATCCCTACCCAATAGAGCCTCACTTCGCTGGGGCTTTTTTACATCTGCATTTCACCGCGCTTTCACCGCGCATCGTAAAACCCGAAACCATTCACAAAAGCGACCTCTGAGAACTCCATCGAAGCATGGTGCGATCGGGTATGGGCGTTCTGGTGAACAGAGGTTTCTTTTTTGAAGGTATTCACCATGCAATATCCAGTAAATGATCACCCAGCAATTATGACCAGTCTTGAGATTTCAGAACTGGTAGAGAAGCGACACGATAACGTCAAACGAACAATCGAAACCCTCATTGAGAGAGGGACGATAGCTTCTCCTCAAATTGAGGAAAAGCAAACAGCGGGAAGGCCGGTAGCTGTTTATGTGTTTGAGGGTGAAAGAGGTAAGCGTGACAGCATCATCGTAGTCGCTCAGCTTTCACCTGAATTTACCGCCAGACTTGTCGATCGCTGGCAGGAACTGGAGCAGAGCTTAAGCCATCCGGTCAAAATCCCGCAGACACTGCCGGAGGCACTTCGTCTTGCTGCTGACCTCGCGGAACAAAACGCAGCTCTCGAAAATAAGTTAGCGGTAGCAGCGCCAAAGGCTGAGTTTGTTGATCAGTACGTCGAAGCATCTGGACTGATGGGATTCAGAGAGACAGCAAAACTACTGAAGATAAAAGAAAACGATTTCCGCCTGTTCCTGATTGATAACGGGATCATGTACAAGCTTGCTGGGAAGCTAACCCCATACTCACAGCACCTTGATGCGGGCCGATTCGCTGTTAAAACAGGCGAGAACCAGCACAACGGCCACGCGTTCACTCAAGTTAAGTTCACACCCAAAGGTATTCAGTGGATAGCTGGGCTTTGGGCTTCATCTCAACTAATTAACCAAGCGGCCTGATAGGGACAATCATCATGAAAACAGTTATCGCATACACAGTTTCACTACTACTTCTAATTTCTATGTCAGTAGGTGTCTTCTATCAAATTGAAGGGCTTGTCACTCTCGCTGTAGCTATCAACTGGATGCTCTGCATACTCGCTATTCCCATTGCGGTAATTATCGTAGTGGCGAGTGCCATGTATGAGAGATCTGGCGAAGAAACTAAAGTGAAGCTTGCAAAGCTTCTAGTTGATGCTGCAAAGAAAAAAACAGGGGTTGCTCGCTTTATTGGCTGGATTACGTTCATTGCAATGACATGCTTATACGCTTGGTCTGGGTGGATAGTGACAGCCATTGCTTATGTAATGGCATCACTCATCATTAAATTCGCTAGTTCATTCGCAAGAGATGAAGTGGTGAAGCATAACCTCGCATAGCCACTACAAGGCGGGCGATTCTGGCGAATCAAATCAAATTGCGTAGGGTTGTCGCAGCATCTCTGTATTAGCCATAACCGGTGCTTCTCCTAGCCGCTAGCGTACAGAGACATCAATAACGACCAATGCCGAGCGCCCACCAAGCGACTCTCATGGCGGTGACATGAACCGTGGCAGAAGAATCATGGAGCAATACAGTGTGTTTTCACTGAGAGCACACGATATTGCAGCATAAGTTCACATAGCGCCCGAGGGCGGATACTCACAAATCAGCAGGAAACTCCAAAATGAAGTCATTAATCATCATAGCTCTGGTTATGCTGGCTGGATGTTCTGCGGCTCGTTATCAACATAATGACGGTAAAAACATCACGACAGTATCAGTTGATGCAGGTGCTACGGCGCAGGTCATCCAAGGCGATAAGACAATCACTCTTGATGCAACGGGAAGTAAGCAATGACAGACGAATCTAAACCGGTCTGGACAATCGACGTTAAGACTGTAGATGGTGAAACCTATACAGGGAAGATGACAAAGAAGCAGCCAGAACTGGTAAATGGATTTGTAGCTATCGCAACCGACAGTGGTGATTGGGTATATCTCAAGCCTGAATCAGTTCTCATTATGCGATATACGGTAGTGGAAGAAACTCAGGAGTAATCATGGCGCTCAAAGACAAACAAGAAATGTTTTGTCGCGAGTACCTCGTTGATTTGAACGCAACACAAGCGGCCATTCGTGCGGGGTACAGTGAGAAAACTGCCCGAGCAACTGGTTGTGAAAACCTAACAAAACCAAACATTGCCGAACGTATTATTCAGCTTAAGCAGGAGCGTAACGAACAGGTTGGCATTGATGCTGCTTACGTTCTAAAGCGCCTTGCTGAAATTGATCAGATGGACGTAGCTGACATTCTGCTTGAAAACGGTGAGCTAAAGCCGATTAAAGATTGGCCCAAGGTATGGAGAACCACGCTTTCAGGGATTGACGTGGTTGAGTCATCCGGCGATGTGCCTTCTCTGCTTAAGAAAATTAAATGGCCTGATAAGGTGAAGAACCTCGAATTGTTGGGCAAGCATATCAGCGTTCAGGCCTTCTCCGATAAGTTAGAAACCAAACTCTCCATTGATGAAGAGATGGCTGAGCTTCTGCGAGAGATATCATCAGAGGCGTGATCAATGTCAGCAATCAATCAGCGTTTTGCAGAGATGAAAAAGAACCTTAAAAACAGGTTCTGGCGATTAAATAATCTTTATTACATCACCGATAAGAGTGGTAAGAAGGTTAAGTTCAGGATGACGCCTGAGCAGCTTGAGTACTTCGATGGGGTGCACACGCGCAACATCATCCTCAAGGCCCGTCAGTTAGGCTTTACCACTCTAGTTTGTATTGTTCAGCTTGATGCGGCGCTATTTGAGTCCGCAAAGTGTGCACTGATAGCTCACACGCTGAATGATGCTAAGCGCCTATTTCGCGAGAAAGTGAAATACGCATATGACAACCTCCCAGCGATCATCAGGAAAGCTAACCCAGCAAAGAATGACTCTGTTGGGGAGTTGGTGTTCAACAATGGCGGATCGCTCTACGTTTCCACGTCATTCCGTGGCGGCACGCTGCGCTACCTGCATGTGTCCGAGTTCGGGAAGATATGCGCTAAGTATCCAGATAAGGCTCGTGAGATTGTCACTGGTGCGTTTGAAGCGGTATCCACTGATTGCTTCACGACAATCGAGAGCACAGCAGAGGGGCGAGCTGGTTACTTCTTTGACTACTGCCAGACGGCAGAGAAAGCGGCGATACAGAAGAAAGCATTATCTAACCTCGACTGGAAGTTTTTCTTCTTCTCATGGTGGAAGAATCCACTCTATTCCATCGACCCAGTAGAGCAGCTACCAGAACGACTCCGTGAATATTTTGCTGAGCTACAGTGCAAGTACGGAATAGCGCTTAATGAACGCCAGAAAGCGTGGTATCTCGCGAAAGAGAAAACGCTCGGCGACGACATGAAGCGTGAATATCCTTCGATACCCTCTGAGGCATTCCAACAGTCAGTTGAAGGTGCGTATTACGCCAAACAATTCCGCTGGCTGTACGAGAATGGCCGAATCGGCAAGCTACCAGACAACTCACACCTACCGGTTCACACGTTCTGGGATATCGGCGTGGGCGACTCCACGGCTATCTGGTTCGTGCGTGAAGTTGGTGAAGAGTTCCATGTCATCGACTACTACGAGAACTCTGGTGAAGGTCTGAGGCATTACATGAAGGTGCTGAAGGATAAAGGCTACGAGTACGGCGAACATTGGGGCCCACATGACATAGATAACCGTGAGTTTGGGTCTGACGCGAAGTCTCGCCGCGAGCTGGCCAGAGAGGGCTATGAAATTGACGGGCAGATGTACACGATGACATTCAAAGTCGTGCCAAAGGTTGGTGTTGATACCGGCATTGAGTCAGTCCGTGAAATCCTACCGCGATGCGTTTTCGATGAAGATAAGTGCTCTGAAGGCATATCTCATCTGGAAGGTTATCGCAAAGAGTGGGACGACAAGCGCGGCTGCTGGAAAGATAAACCACTTCATGACTTCACCTCACACGGTTCCGACGGATTCCGTTATTTCGCGGTAGCGAAGAACAACCACAAACAAACTGGCGCAATCTTCTTCACATAAGGATCACTCAGTGAGCGAAAAAACAGAGATGCAAGTCCTCGCTGGTCTTATCGTGAATAGCCTCGCCGAGGTTGGACGATCTCGGCAGCTATATGCGGCTGGCATGAGTAAATCGGGGAACACCAAGCGGCACCACCTGTGGTGCGAGTTTGGTTATCAAGAAGACCTTTCTTTTGATAACTACTACAACATGTACGAACGTACAGGTGCCGCGTTCGGTGTTGTACACCGTCTACTAGATGGATGCTGGATTGATAATCCGGTGATCGTGGATGGTGATGAATCAAAAGAGAAGCAAAACACCACTCCATGGGAAAAGAATGTCACTAAGTTGCTCAAGAAGTACTGGGCAAAAGTAAAAGACGCTGACCGCAGGAATATGGTCGGTCATTACTCCGCGTTGCTTCTTCAGTTCAAAGATAGCCGTAATTGGGATGAAGAGGTAGACACCACAGTTGTTAAGGCCGCAGGAGATAAAGCCTTAATCAAGATGATACCCGCGTGGGAAGCTCAAATTAAACCGGGTGAAATTGATCAAGACCAGCAGTCAGAGACATACGGACAGCCTCGGTATTACTACTTTCAAGAGCAAAACGTTGGTGACAATGCCAATACCATGACCGGCCCCATCAGATCAGTTAAGGTTCATCCATCGCGGATAATCATGTTCTGCGAAGGTTCTGAAGATGAGTCCTCGCTATCTGGAATACCGCTTCTGCGCGCTGGATTCAACGACATATCTGACATGGCTAAGACGGCAGGCGGTAGCGCAGAGGGCTTCCTGAAAAACGCCAGCAGGCAACTCGGCATCAATATGTCGAAAGAAACAGACCTCAGCAGGATTGCTGAAGAGGCTAAGAAAGCTGGCTACGGAAGTCTCGCAGAAGCGCTCAATGCATCAATCAAGAAGTTGAATGAAGGTACTGACTCAGCGTTAGTGACTCAAGATGGTCAAGCTACGGTGCTAGCTGTACCCGCTTCAGACCCAACACCGACATGGACTGTATCAGCTAATCAGCTCGCGGCATCTGTTCAAATACCTTTCACAATCCTGTTTGGGCAACAGACAGGCCGTTTGGCTTCAGATGAGGACAAAACTGACTTTGCAAACCGCTGTAATGGTCGTCGCAACGGGTTCTTAACAGACAGAATCACGGCACTCATCGAACGCCTATGGGCTGTGGGTGTTATCGAACCGCCTGCTTCTGGCGAAGTCACTATCACATGGTCTGATCTGCTTGCTCCAAGCGAGAAAGAGAAGATTGCGAACGGCAAAGAGTTAGCTGAAATCGCTAAGACCACTCAAGGAGCGTTTGGCACATCATCAGTCGAGCCAAACGAAATACGCGAGGTTATAGGGCTTGAGCCGCTGCCTGATGCAGAAAACGAACGAGTAAGACCAACAGAAGCGGAGGCTGGAAATCCATTAGATGTCGAAAAAAATACCGGCTTATCCAATCCTACCTCGCAACAAATCGGATCCGACGCAAAGCAGCAAAGCCGTCAATCGGATGCAGCGTGATATTGAGGAAAGGTACTACGGCATAAAGAAAGACATTGCCGAATCAATCATTCCACAACTCACCGGTTACTCAACAGCAGCAAATATCCACAACAGCGCGATAGTATGCAATAACGAAGATGGGCCATCGTCACTCTACTATGTGAATGCGGGTGAGTATTCGTATGACCTTGACGCGACGCGTCTTGCAGGATTACTGGAGCGCATCCAAGCGATACTTGACGATTGGTTACTTGAGGGCGGCCCTAGCCAGATATGGTCTGGTGATTATGTTGCTGAAGAGTATCGGAGAGGAACGCAGTCAGCATTCACGAACCTAGCGAAGCAGTCTGAGGTCTACTCGCAACAGACAACATTGTCTCAGCTGTTGTTCAGCCAGCCTTATCAGAACCGCATAGGCATTGCATTTGCGCAAACATATAGCGACTGGAAGGGTGTCAGCGACGCCGCTCGAGCTGACTTGGCTAACGTACTGTCTGATGCAGTGGCTCGAGGGATTAACCCACGCGAAGCTGCAAAGATAATCAGCAAGCGCCTCGACGTAAGCATGTCGAAAGCCAAAAATATTGCGCAAACGGAGCAAGTAGGCGCATATCGGAAAGCTAACTGGGATGAAACAGAGGACGCTCAGCAGCGGCTAGGCATCAGAACCGCGCTGTTATGGCTATCTGCGCTTAAGCCAACAACTAGGCCGTGGCATGCATCGAGACATGGCAACACATACACAGTGCAGCAAGTAAAGGATTTCTATGCAAAGGATGGGAATCGTTATCATTGCTATTGCTCACAGCCACCGGTTGTGGTTGACGAAAACGGCAAGCCGCTTAATCAGAACCTTGTAACTAAATTATCGAAAGAGCGCAAGCAGTGGCAAGAGGAAGAACTTCCGCAAGCAGCGTAATAATTAAAACGGGTCACTTCGGTGGCCTTTTTTATTGCCTGAAATCCGGAGTGATCATGACCAGCAAAGCTCCAACTCCAATGCCTGATGGAATGGTTAGGCCTACAGCGCCACCTCCCCCACCTACGGACAAACGAGATAACTTTCTATGCCCAGTATGTGGTGTTGGACGCCTTACTCACCATGCCAGCTACGAAAAGTTAGAGTACAAGGGAAAGGGTATCCACGTTAAGTCATTCTATTCAATTTGTGATACCTGCGAAGTAGAGCAGTCCGATCATCACGAACTTAAATTGAATAAGCATGAAGTAATTAATGGCAATCGATAAGAGGGCGTATGTGGCAATTAACCTATGACACCAAATTCCCTATCAGTCGCTGGGTTTACTCTAGTCCATTGGAATTACGATGGGAAAATGGAACGACTGAAAATGTGCTCTTATGTCACTTTTTCCCAGCGAAACCAACCAGAAAGCAACTCAGAAAAGCTCGCAAAAATAAACTCAATTAAAAGGATACAGCATGTCACGCAAAAGCGTAAACGTGCTGACCGTCATCAACTCCGCTTCAAACATCTACCGCGAAACAATCAACGGACGCGAGCACATCGTCATTAAAGACGTTGTGCCGATTGTTGACGACGTCGTTATGAATGGCGGGTTGTATCCGGCAGCCGAAATCAATCAAAGCTACGCAAGCATGGAGCGAAAGCTCATGCCGCTGAGTCATCCGAAAGTCGATGGACAGTACATTAGCGCCAACGACCCGGAGGCGGTGCATAACTTCCATGTCGGTGTGTATGCGCAGAACGTCCGCAAGGTTAACGGGCGTGTCACTCTCGATATGCACGTTGATGTGCGATACGCCGAAGCCACAGAGGGTGGGCAGCGACTTGTCAACCGGCTGGAGGAAATGGAGAAGGGTGAAAGTACAGATCCAATCCACATCAGTACCGGTCTCCTCCTGAATAAGAAAACGAAGTCTGGCGAATCCAAGGGAAAAAAATACTCATGGGTGGCGAGCAACATGAATTTTGACCATATCGCCATCCTTCTCGATGAGCCCGGTGCCGCAACGCCAGAGGAAGGGGTGGGGATATTCGTTAACGCTGATGGCGAAAAGATTGAGATCGAGCAGGTCAACCTGAGCGACGCCATTAATTACACAAAGGTTAATTGGTGGGAAAAAACGAAGTTCTATCTCACGAACGCCTCTAATTATTCCTTTGATGAAATATGCGCCGCCATTCGCAACAAGATGAGCGAAGGAAAGCCAGAAAACTATTACTTCTACCCAGATGGATTATGGCCAGACCGGTTCGTCTACGAAGAAGACGGTAAATACCTGCAGCAGAAATACATCATCGATGATGACGGCAAGGCTGTCTTTGTCGGCGAACCCGTAGAAGTAGTGAGAAAACCCACTGAGTACGAAGAAGTAAAAACCAATAAGGAACAAGACCAGATGTTTAAAGACAAGATGATCGCCGCGCTTAATGCATCCGGCGTAAAAACTGACGGGTTGACCGACGATCAAGTTTGGGAAGCCTACAACGCAACTAAAAAGCCGGAAATGAGCGAAGAAGAAAAGGCCAAAAAAGAGAAAGAAGAGGCTGATAAGAAGGCCAAAGACACCGCAACCAACAGCGAACAAGCGCCGGCATGGTTCAGGCCATTTGCTGACGATCTGGCAGCTGTTAAGTCGGGACTTACTGCTAACGCCGATCAGGAGCGCAGCTCAATGCGTTCCGCAGTTAAAGCCAAGTTCAACATGACAGATTTGGCGGTCAATGCGCTTGATGGTGAGCCATTGAAGGAGCTTTACGCTCAATGTCAGACCTCAACTGGGCTTAGCGGTGCATTCCGCCAAGTGAACAGCAATCAATCATTCAGCGAAATGCCGGAGTAAAAAATGGCCAAAGACGGAAAGCACGTAATTCACGCAGGCGGTATCTTTGCGAATCCTCAACTTCACCGCGAAGGCGCAGCGGCTGGCGATACACCACCTGGGACGATTGGCTTCTTCGACAACACTTCGAAGAAATTCACGGCATCTGTAGATGGTAACGAAGCGGCGATCCTCTACGTAGCCAACTATGACTATCTCCGCTGCAAAACTGTGGATGATGTCATCAAGGCTGGTGATTGGGTTGTCGCGATGCATCCAACCCCAGGAGTTTTCTTCAATGTGCCAGCCGCAGCGGGTACGTATACCAAAGGGCAGCCTCTTTCCATTGCCAATGGCCGTGTAAAAGCTGTAGGTGCTGATGAATCTGTCCGCTGCTTCGTTGAAGAAGATCGCTCATACACCATTGCGACGGCAGGTGACCTCCTGCGCGTAGTTATTAAGTAAGGAGAACCTAATGTTTGTATTTTCCACTAAACAGGCGACTGAAACAGGGAATCTTGAGGCCAATATGGCTCAGTTCAATGAGTTGAAGTTTGCTCGTAATTCCAGTGCTCAGGCAGTGGCTGATTTCATTGCACGTACTCGCGTACGTGGTGAAGCCGCCAATGCTCCTGTTCTTGATGCAGTGAATGCTGTCGATGATATTCGTCGCCTGTACAAAGCGTATGACCAGACCGTGCTGAAAGAGTTTGAACCCAACACTGAGTTCACTCTGCTAAATGACCTGATGCCATTGTCCCGCTCGGTACGACTGGAAGAGTCTGTGTATGAATACGCGCGCACCGGTGGCCGTGGATGGGCTCATACTTCTATGTCTGGGCAGATTGGTGCAGCACTGGATGCTAAGAGCTATACATTCGACGGTACCATGGTTCCTATCCATGACTCAGGCTTCAAGTTCAAATGGCGTGACCCCGTATTTAACAAAGGCTCTGCACTTTCTTCTCTGGCTGATGCTCAATCAGGTTCCGTCGATGACGTTCGCCGCCAGTACGTGAACTACATCTGGGAAGGCTTCCGTGATGCGGCAGGTAACTACATCAAGATTGATGATAAGACTTGGAAAGGCCTACGCCATGACGAGCGCGTTGCTCAGGTTACTCTAACTATTGATTTTTCAACCAGCACCGATCCGAAAGCTATGCGAGCGGCAGTTATTGCCCTGCGTGACGTTCTGAAACTGCAAAACCTGCAATATGGTCAACAGACGTGGTACGTATCCAGCGGAATTACGTCCAACTGGGAACAGTATTTCGATGTGAATTCACTACGTACCGTATTGGAGGAAATCTCTAAGCTCTCTGGCATTTCAGCTATCAAAGAAGATGCTGAACTGACTGGCAACGAGATTATGATTGTCCCGCTACAGGCTGGAGTAATCGCCCCAATCGTTGGTCAGGCTTTTGGTACCGTTGCTGATCCTCGTCAGTTCTATAACTCAGATTATGTGTGGCGCACTTGGGGGGCTGCTGGTCTTATGGTTAAGCAGGACATCAATGGTCACTACTCTGTAGTCCACGCATCTAGCTAAGGAAATAAAATGGCACTCGTAAAAGTTTTGGTAGCAAACCTTTTTGCCGGTGCCAACTTCCAGAAACTGGAGGTTGGTCAGGTTTATGATGTTGACGATGCGGTAGCTGAGAAGTGGATCGCACAGAGCAAAGCTGAGAAGTCAACTGAGAAGAAAGGTGAGAAATTGGTATTTGAGGTCGCAACACCTTCAGTGCCAGTGAAAACCGATTTAACCGGTATTCAAAAGCAGCTCGATGAAGCTCTTGGTCAGGTGAAAGCTCTCACAGATGAAGCGGAAGCGAAAGAAAAGGCGCACTCAGAAGCTCTGGAAGCAGCTACTAAGCGAGCCGATGAAGCGGAAGCGGCACTGGCGGCAGCGATTAAAAAGGATAAGTAACCATGGTAGCCCCGCTAACGCCAGAAGATGTTAAAGCCTTTCTCGGTGAGTTGGGCTACTCAATCCCAACCGCACTTCTGACGCCGATCCTGTGTCGAGTAAACAGCATAATTCCGTGCATGGACGGGGCCGGATACGACGACTGTACGCAGCAGCTTATCCTGCTCTATGCAGCCGCTCTAATGTCGGCATCGTCCGGAGCGAGACGCATTAAGTCACAGGGTGCGCCTAACGGAGCAAGTCGTTCATTTGATTACGGTGATGACGCTATAAGTTGGCTGCGTGACTCGCTATCTGCTCTGGATACAAACGGCTGTGCTGATGAGTTACCGATCACTGCAGGGAGCTCAGTTGGCTTGTTTATAACGGTAGGTGGCTGCTGATGAGCGCAACATCCGAGTGGGTATATACCAACGTCTGCACAGTCTGGCCTCTCGGTGAATTCGACGACTGGACTGGCAAACAGACTTATGGCGCTCCTTACCTCATTGCCTGTACGTGGGAAGCCAATAACGAGTTAGCAATCGACGATGCTGGAAAAGAGTTCACGACTAACCTGATTTTCTTCACTGAGTCGAAATATCAGGGCGCTTTTGTACGATTACCTGCCCGTGATGACTATATCCAGAAGGGTGATTCGTCTGCACAGGCAGACCCTATTGCCGCAGTCGCTGACAAGGTGAAGGCGGTTAAGGAATGGGATATGTCCTTCTTCGCCGAAGACCCTGATTACAAGGTGATGACATGATGGGTGATATGTTCGGTTTTGGACTCTCCTGCTTTGCTCTCGGCTTCTCATGCGCCAGCCTGTTTATTCAGTTGCTGCGTTACTTCATAGAAGATAAGTGAGGCTCATATGCCAGTTAAAGGTATTGAGCAGGTACAGCAGCGCACCACGGCATTATTAACAAAGATAGCAGGGCCAATCACTGAGAAAGTGATGTACGAAGTCATGATCACTGGCGGTGCTTATTCTGATGCCATCACCCCCCGAGACACATCAACGCTAGTAAACAGCCGCTACATCAAAATCACCCCGATATCCAAAGGATTTGTTGGGAAGATTGGCTATGCAGCGAATTACTCGCAGTACGTCAATGATGCTAGCGGAAAGTTGAAGGGACAGCCAAGAGCTAACGGTAAGGGTAATTATTGGGATCCAGCAGGGGAGCCGGACTTTCTGCGAAAAGGGTTTGAGCGTGACGGGCTTGAAGATATTAAAGCGACAATTGAGCGGGGTTACAAAATATGACTCGCACAGAAGTCTATGACGCACTTCGCGCGTGGCTGCAGTCGCACGGGTTCGATACAGGCTACAAGCTACAGAAGCGTTTTTGGGATGAGCAAAAGTCCACAGCTAACGCTAGATATATCGTCATTCAGCAAAATGGCGGTGGCGGCACAGAAGAAGCACTCACCCGAGACTATTTCCGGTTCATTTTACTGTCAGGTCAGAACGACGCTGCCGTTGACGAAGTCGAAGACCGCGCTGATGCCATCCGGCAGGCGATGATCAACGAGTATTCAACTGAATGCATCATCTCGATGCAACCCCTTGCCGGTATCACGGCAATAAAGACAGAAGAAGGGCGTTATCTCTTCGATGTCAGCTTTCAAACAATCATTTCTCGATAATATCGGAGCAATAAATTATGGCTGGATGTGAATCAGGTGCATTCACAGGGCGCGACGTCGTTGTTTATTACGCGATTTCATGCCCTGAGACACAACCAACGGCAAGTGAATATAAGCGCCTCGGCATGATGCGCGGCAAGACCACTTCGGTCGAGTGGGATACCGCTGACGCCACTGGCGATATGAGCGCGGCTTACACCAAAGAGAATTTGACCACGTATAAAGACGTGTCATTCTCAGGCGATGGGGTGAGCCGTAAGGAAGAAGTCTACAATCAAAATGCTTTAAAGCGGCATATCTACGATCCTCAGCCGGAAACCAGTAATCAGCCGTATGTGTGGCTAAAGATTGTTAGCCCATTTGATATTACTGAGGGTCCATTCCTTGTAACGTCTTGGGAAGACGAAGCTCCACATGACGATGTAGCAACATGGTCTATCGAAGCATCAAGTGCCGGACGTGTTGTTCCTCGCGACGTTCCTGATGAAGTGCTAATCGACACCCAGCCGGTGAATCAGAGCCTGACCGCAGGGCAGACACTGGTTCTGTTTGTTGCTGCACATGCCACTGACGGCTCAACGCTGACATATCAGTGGAAGAAGGGCGGCACAAACATTACTGGCGCGACATCGGCTACATACACCAAAACCGGCACAACCTCCGCAGACGCTGGCGATTACACCGTTGTAGTGACTTCCACTACAGCAGGTAGCGCTACGTCAAGCGTTGCTACCGTGACCGTGGAATAAAAAAGGGGCGCGAGCCCCTCACTCTACAGGGATGATATGGCAGCGATAACAGACATTGGGCAGGCAGAGATAAAGCTTGTCGGCCACACCTATTTCCTGAACCCGTCATTCCTGAATATGACCAGAATAGGGACGCCTGAAGAAATAGTTACTGCGATGGTTCACGTTCACGGTGGTCACTATCCCCAGCATGAAATACGCAACGAGCAACTATTGCAGGACGCCAGAGCGATTTGTTTTGCTCGCATGGTCAAGGCTGCCGCTCTGATAGTGCAGTCCTGCTGTGAAGAGGATATCTCTCACCTTGTCGGTGGCTATGCCTACACCCCACGCGGCAAATTGGTCATGAAGAAGGGATTCATGCCGCTTGAGGATATGCTCACACTGGCTCGCCATCTCATTAAGCACGGCGTAATGGGCGATCAGGATAATGAAGATGTCGCAAAAGACGGCGAGTACACAAACCGCTTTGATGCCCGGTCGTTCGTTTATCTCGCGGTAGCTCACCTTGGAATGAGTGAGGCTGAAGCGTGGAACATGACGATGACATCTTTCCGAGCCGCAATGGAAGCGAAATATCCTCCTCCACCCAAAGCTAAAGTCCCGTCTCAGCAAGACTATGACGACACGATGAATTGGGCTGAACGCATGATGCAGCGCGACAACAACAGGAAACACTAAGCCCTTCGGGGCTTTTTTTATGCCCGGAGAAAACATGGCTGAGAACGTAGGAACTATTGAGTACACAGTCAAAGCCGATACGGCTCAACTACTGACTGGTGGGCAAGAAGTAACGAAAGTAACTGGGCAGATGGAAAAGGCGTTCGATGGCGTGGATAAATCTGCTCAGGCAATGAATACATCGCTTACTAAGGCTGCGCAGTCTGTTAATAAAGCCACTACAAGCATGGGCGGCGGCAAGCAGCAAATGCAGGCTTTTGGATATCAACTTCAGGATTTAATTGTCCAGTTGCAGAGCGGGACGAGTTTCTTTGTAGCATTTGGGCAGCAAGGATCGCAGTTAGCTGGCGCATTCGGCCCGGGAGGAGCCATATTTGGAGCTATTATTGCTCTGAGCTCGGTTATTGGTGGGGTGCTTGTTGCTTCACTTGGGAATGGCAAGGATGCGATGGAGTCCCTGACTGATGCTGCTGAGGCGATGGATAAGGTAATCAGCCTATCGCAAAACGGGGTGGCAGCTCTTTCAGACAAATTTGCCAATCTAGCCAGAACTAACGCTGAAGCAGCAACGATTCTTCGTAATCAGGCTCTGATTGAATATAACCAGGCTATTGCTCAGATACCAAAAGCGATTGACGATGCGTCAACCTCTATCCTGTCTTTCTCTGATAAAGCAATCTCTGCTTTTACTGGTGGCTACGCTTCGATTGATGGATTTAATGATCGCCTTAAAGCGCTCAACATCACCACAGACGATTACACTCAGGCAACAAAACAAGCCTTTGGTGCAGGGCAGGCATTCCAGGCAACCGCATTAAGCATCGGAAACACGGTAGGGGCGCTGGCGAGCAAATTCGGCATTACTGAGCAGCAGGCTTATGCACTGGCTAAGCAATTGTCAGATATAGCAGAGAACCCTACACCTGAGGCACTGCAAAAGCTCACTCTTGATCTTCAGGGCACAACAAGCGCTACAGAATCAGGAGCGAAAGCGCTTGCTGAGTTTACGAATAAACTTACTGGTATTGTCACTACAGCAGCAGATGCAAAGACGAGAATCCTTGCACTCAAAGGAGCAATGGATAACCTTACTGAGGGGCAAAAGAATCTCGTCAAGCAATCAGAGCGTCAATTGCAGTTAGCTCAGGCAACGGCGAAAGAACGCGCAAAATTGCAGGCGCAATATGCGGCTGAAGATGCTGGTCTTGGCAAAGACGACCCGGTAACCAAGCAACTTGAGTCTAATGCACAGGCGGCTTATGACGCAGTAGAAGCGCAGAAAGCCAAAGAGAAAGCAGATCGCAAATCTATCTCTACCGGGCAAAAGCAGGCTAGTCAGCAGGACGCGATAAACCAGAAACTGGAGCAACTGCGCCAGAAGTCAGAGCTTGCAGCCACATCCACGCAAGAGATGAGTCGAGAGCAGGCGATACTTAATGCTCAGCAGTCACTAGGGAAGAAGGCCTCTGAGGAACAAATTAAATTAGCCGGTGAATATGCTGCTAAAACATGGGATGCCACGAATGCACTCAAAGCCAGACAGCAGGCTGATCAGGGGCAAAAGTTCGCTAAGCAGGAAATTGCTCAAACTCAGTCTACTGCCAACCCATTAACCGGAGAGGTTGAAAACCCTACGGCAGCAATAGACCTGCAGGAGCAACAAAAGCTCGATACAGTAGCCAAGTATCAGGCGCTGGACGTGCAGCACACTCAACTGTACGAGGATGCCAAAACCGCGATACAGGCAAGATCTGCAGCTGAGCGTGAAAAAATTCTCATGGATGAGTCTACGAAGCAGGCGATGCAGACAAGCCAACTTGTTGGTATCGCTGCATCAAGCTTCGACTCTCTTGCTCAAGTGATCGCATCGTCAGCTGGAAAAACCAGCGCGGCGTATCAGGCAATATTTGCGATAAGCAAGGGATTTTCTATTGCTCAGGCATCTCTGAACATGGCAACGGCAATCTCTAACGCACTGGCTTTACCATTTCCAGCTAATATCCCCGCGATGGCTCAGGCAGCGGCGGCAGGTGCGCAGATTGCATCAACCATTAGCGGTATTAGTTATAGTGGAGGTCGGCGCTATGGCGGCGGGGTGTCGGCAGGTAACGCGTACCGTATCAATGAATCTGGCCAGTCTGAGGTGTTCCAAACATCTGGCGGTGCACAAGCCTTCATCCCTAATAAATCAGGGAAAGTTATTCCTGCTGATGAGGCGTTGGGGAGTGGCGCACCTACGGTAAATGTGATTATTGAAAACTATGCCTCTGGTGTGAATGTGCAAAATCAGGGCTATGACCAGACCAGACAAGCCGTAGTGTTTGCTGTGAAAGAAGTAGCAAAACAAATCCGAACTGGAACCGGTGATGTTTCACGCGCAATGCGAGATACTTGGAATGTTACTTCGAAATCTCAGTGAGGAATGATATGGCAATAGAAGCGGGTCAAACCGGCGGGATAGAGATCCCTTTTGGTGAGGAGTTTACTCTGGAGGCAACATTTCCAATCGACTTTGTGATAACAACAAGTGGAGGTAGCGTAATTAAAATGACTGTCACGCCTAACAATCCACTAAAAATCACCAGAAATAGTGATATTACGAGCATTGTCGGAACGGTAAATCCCCATGATTCCGACATTAGAAAAATCACCTAACCCGCCATGGCGGGTTTTTTATTGAGCTCAATATGGCAACCGATATCAAATGGCCGTTGGGGCTGCAATCAATACTCAAGTCAGGGAAAGCACGCAATCAACTTGCTGCTTTCCAGATGTCAGATCCGCGCAGTGGGCCACCATACCGAAAAAAACTAAGCAGTGACGTTCCAGTTATCTGGGATGTAACGTTTAAGTTCAAAGGTGACGATGCAACGATATTCTGGTCATGGTTTGAGAATGCGATCGACAAAGGCCGCGCTAATTTTATTCTTCCCATTCAAACTGAATTTGGACTCGTTGACCACGATGTCATGTTTTTAGATGAGTCACTGTTACCAGTAAGCGAAGAATCAGATGTATTCACATACACGGCGCAAGTACTGGCTCGTAAGCTTGTGATACCTCCTGAGTTCCCGCCTGATATTTGGGTTGACCCAGATATCTATAAAGACAGAAGCATTCTTGACCCCGCCGTTAACTGGTACTGGCCTAAGGAGCCATAATGCCCGTATCTGATGAACAGCGTGCATTTTGGAGCCAGAAGAAACCGGCTGCAGAATATGACACGATAACTTTCATTCACCCCGCGTTTGCCGAACCTGTCACATTGGTCGCTAATGTTTTCAGTGACCAAGTGTTTAACGGCGTCACATATCAAGCGTGCTCGATGAAAATTGATAAGCCTGAGCAGGGTAAAGACCCTGTTAGCAGTATCGGTTGTCAGTTTGCGAGGCCACAAGTCGGTGATGAGTTCAAATCCATTCTAAGACAACTTGATCCGTTTGACTGGATGACGCCAATCACAATGCAACTCATGCAATTTACAGATGATGACCGCGTCAACCCCATCCAAAACTGGTCTCTATTCGTGACAGAGGACGGGATCCGAGTCAGTCGCGACAGTATTCAAGTTCAAGCGTCGGATGATAACCCGATGATCCTCAGCATGAGCCAACTCTACGACCTAGACCGCTACCCCGGTCTTGCATACGTGTAAGGTTTCAATATGGAAAAGAATGAATTTATACGGAGAGCCGTTGGCCTTCCGTGGATTGATCGTGCCTGCAGTTGGAAAGCAATGGATTGCTGGGGGGCAGTAGTTATGTACTTTCGCTATGTCTATGACGAGGAGCTGCCGTGTGTTGAGGGGTATGCATGCGGTAGTGATTCAATCGTTGACGGGTTCAACGCTCAGATAGCTGACGGAAAGTGGCTGGAGGTTGACAATCCGGCTGGCGATTGCATCGTATTCATGAGCTTTAAAAATGGACTACCCACGCATGTTGGAGTAGTGGTTGACGGCAAGCGAGTTCTGCACTCAGCCGGTAGCGATGGTTTTGAAGGGCAGGTGCGCTGCGACAAGCTTGATGTTTTCAGTCGCTATCACAGAGATATGAAATTCTATCAGTACCGAGGTTGTCGATGCTTATAGTCTACCACGATCCGCATGGCGTGACTGGCCGCGATGTATTCGAACTTGATACAACCATTTCCCTGCAAGCTAATATAGCCGCAGTAATTCCGCATGGTGCTGATGCGAATACAACAGCGTTAATGTTGAACGGTCAGAAAATTAATCCGCTGGAGTACGATTTATCTCGCAATGCCACAGCGTTGGACACTGTTGAAATCATCAAACGGCAGCAAGGTGTTACTGCTCTTGTAATCGGTGCCATTGCTGCGGCAGCGGCTGTTACTGTGGTTCTTCTGACCCCGAAGCCATCTATTCCGAACAACCTAGGGGCTCAGAAAGATAGCCCAAACAACCAACTGACTGGTCAAACTAATGTTGCTCGGGCATATCAAGCCATCCCAGATATCTACGGAAAAATACGAGCTTTCCCGGATTTAGTAGAACCGTCACTCTCTGAATATATTGATAACGTTAAAAATATCACTGAAGTGATGTGTATAGGTATCGGCTCGTATCTAATCGAAGAGGTTAAATACGCTGACACGCTGTTAAGCACAATCACTGGAGCTTCTTATGAGGTATTCAATCCGGGTGACGTGATACCTGTTATCTACGATGCGGCAGAGTCTCCAGACGTGGACGGGCAAGAAATAACCCCACCGAATATGGGCGATCAGGTTCTTTACACTGCTGAAACATCAGACATCATCAGTTTATCTATGTCAGGTAATGTTGCGACTATCAAAATAGAAAAAGACGACACGTTTGATTATTTCTATGACAAGTCAAAGCCGATAAATATCACGTTCGAAGTCGATATCACATACACGGTCGCAAACGAAGATGGTTCTACATCAACGCAAACAGAGCCCTTTCAGCTAAGTGGGGCGTTGGTTGGTATGGGGATCAGTGATGACGGAGCTGTGGTCGACCCTGCCGAATATTATGACATCAGTATTAGCAATATTTCCGGTTCATTTCCATCGGGTGGAATAGTTCAGACGTCTTATTTTAAATTGAATGACATGGAAGGTCTGTACGTTGGGCCATTTATTCTAGCTTCGGCTGCTGATCAGATTTGGTACAACATCGTGTTTCAAAGGGGTATACACGCCAAATCAGTCGATTTAACAGCGGAATGGTGGCAGGTAGACGCAAATAACGACCAAATCCCCGGAACAGAAGAAAGTGAGTCGTTTGAATATGGCGGTGATACATACGAGGGGCAGTATTACACACGGAAAGTAACTCCGGCAGGCGGCAGGGCAAAGTATGCATTCAGAATAACGCGAACGGACACAGGATACGAAGACCTTACAGATCAGGCCAAGTTGGAGGAAGTTTATTCTGTTCAAGTACGGCATAACGTTGTCGCAGAAGACACGCTTATCCGTTGCGTAACACAAGCAACAGAGCAAGCAACGGGTATTAAGGATCGTAAGTTCAACGCGGAGGTTACACGCAAGACAATCACATGGAACGGTTCACAAGTAGTAAACACGATCAACCCAAGTCGTGATTTTGCTGATGCAGTTCTGCATTCTTTTGTTGTGATAGCAGGGCGCAGTGTAGATGAGTTAGATGTTGATGAGCTCTATAGCATCAGCGCGTCTATCAAAGCTAAGGATCCACAACTAGGATACTTTGACTTCTCGTTTGATGACAAGGACATTAGCCTCGGACAGCGCCTCCAGACAATATGTAATGCTGCGCGGGTGACGGTATTCAGAGATGGGCTCAAATGGCGTTTTGTTAGAGATGAAAAGACAGATTTTGTCTCCGCTCAGTTTGATGCACGTAACCTCGCAAACGACGACACAGGAGGCACGTTACAATACAAGGGCCACTTGCCGACATCGTATGACGGCATTGAACTTGAGTATGTTGACGCCTCGGATACAAACGATGATGGCACAGATAAAAAGGCTTATATCAGACTTCGGATTGATGCTGCTTCAAAATCAATTCTGGAAGAGGCCGCGAACCGTCCAAGCAAAATACAGCTAGCTGGTTGTCGAAACGTAACTCAAGCAATGAACCGTGCACAACTTGAAGCACGGCGGCTTATCTATCAGCGTCAGTCTGTAGAAGATACGGCGCTGAGTGATGCCAATATCGTGCAAATAGGTGATCGCGTTCGCTGGGCGGATGTTTATGACGAAGCTATTGCTAGCGGCGAAATACTCAACATCAACGGAAACACGTTCACTACTTCAGAAGAGCTCGTTTTTGAAGTTGGGACAGCGTACAAGGTCAGCATTACAGATCAGTACGGCTATCCGTCGCAATGGATAACCGCATCGCCAGTTACTGGAAATAATTCAGCATTTACGGCTGATTTCACATCCGCTTATACAGCAGACAACATCAACAGCATGCTCGGCAGTCGTTTCATTATGACTCCTTCAGTTGCATCAGACCCGATGGATTTCACTCTCACAAGCAAATCACCGGGTGATGATCCGACACAAATAAAGATATCGCTCACTCAATACGACGAACGCATGTACGAATACGACAACATGTAATCGCCAAACAGCCAAACAGCCAAACAGCCAAACAGCCAAACCAGCCAGCCTACCGCTGGCTTTTTTTATGGAACAAATTCATGTCACGATATAACACCGGAAATGCAGTACCATCCAATCAAATGAAAGACCTGTCTGATAACGCTCAGATTGTTGATGAGTTGGTTCACAAACATGAAGATACAACACTTGATCGCTTCGGGAATCCACTTAAAACGTGGTTTAGTATCGAGCAGGATGCAAAAGAAGCTATGGCCTCATTTGGCTACATCACAATGGACTCATTCGAAGACGGCAATACGTTAACCCTGCCGAACCAAGTTTTGAGGCTTGAGGCCACTGGGGAGTATTACCGTTGGGATGGCGCATTCCCTAAAACTGTTCCAGCAGGATCTACGCCAACTACATCGGGTGGTGTTGGGGTGGGTAAATGGCTGAGTGTGGGTGATGCAACGCTGCGTGGGCAGCTTGCTGGTTCGGGTGGTAGTGGCCTTGTTCATTACGGTGCTGATTCCATCTCAAAAATAGTCAGCGATATGTCAGCAACTCCAGACTCGCAGGGGGCTGCCGGAGATGGTGTGAGTAATGACGACGCGGAATTAAACGCCGCTATCGCCCTTGGCGGTTCCGCTATCCAGTTGCGAAAAGGGAAACAATATCTAATTAGTAGTTTTGTTAACCAGAAGGGAACACCTACACTCGGTAAAGGCCAGATTGTAAAAGCAGTTACTGGCGGCCTAGAAATGCAGAACTCCTATGTGGATGCCTTCCAGCGCATGACAGGACAGGAGAATCTAGCTGCATGGTTTAAAGTCCTATTGCAACCAACGGTAGCGCCTAAGATTGTATTTTCCGGCGACAGCACTACAGCGGGTGATGGAACTTCCGCTAACTTTAAAATTAACTTACTTGTAGCGCAAGGTATTAAAAACAGGGGATTACAAACCGCGTTCGGTATTAACGGCGTCAACAAAGGTCACTCAGGGGCATCTACTAGCGCATGGGTTAGTACCTACGTTGCCGAGGATATCACCGACAACGCAGATTTGTATGTAGTTCGCTGGGGCATAAACGACGTAAAAGACATAGATTTATTCGCGTCAAATCTGCGGGCCGGTCTTACTGCTTACCGTGCGGCGCGTCCGTTTGAAACTAACAGCATCTTGTTAATGACGCCTAACTCTACCTACGACGTCCCGAACGGTCGTGATGCCAAATGGTACGAGCAGTTACACGATGTATACGTTCAATGCGCGCGCGACTTTAAATGCGCGTTCTTAGACACTTATGCGCTTACGCAAAACTCTAAAGGGTTAGCCGGAATCCTGATGGATAACCCATATGGGGATGGGCGCGGTATTCACCCGAATGATACGCTTAACAGCATCATTTCGGGGTATATCGTAGACACCGTCGCACCTATGGGGCTTACTACCGTCTACGGGCGTAACAGGGTAATAACTACAGCAGGCGGTGAGAATGCGTCCGTTCTGGCGGCCACCGCGCCTTCTGACGCCTTGTACGCCCCACTATTGTCGGTAATTAGAACGTTGCCGGCTAACGGTTGGCCTCTAGACGGCAACGCCATTACGTTCCGAACTATCGATGGTACGCTGTTGCAATATCATTTCGGGTATAAAGACGCCGACAGAGGCACTATGTATACCCGAATGGCCCGAGCTAGTACAATCGGCGGAGAAACAGAAAGCTGGTCCCCGTTCTACCAAAATGCGCTTCGATTCCAAAGTGCTGATATTTCAGTATCAGGGGTATATCAAAGGGGAACGTCTAAATGCAATCGAACTGGGACGCAAGTTATCATCGATGGAAAAATGACGACAAGCACGCCGACAAACATTACCGCAGGCACAACAATCGGTACAGTGATCGGTGGATATAGACCCACAAGAGATATAATGTACGGAACTGCAACATTAGTTAACGCTGGTGCCACTAGTTTTGTTCAAGTGCCAGTTAACGTGCAACTAAATGGGGTGATTTCCGTAGCAGGAGCCGCAAATGGGGTTAGTTCTATTTATCTCAATATCACATATGATATACAGTGATATAGTCAAAAGTTATAAAAACTGAGTAAACAAACGGCACGTATAGAATCGGTCAGCGTGCCGTTTTAGTAAGCATTCTAATATTTTATAGTTCCATTGTTGTTTTCTGAAAATGCAGTAACATACTCTTTTCTTCAGAGACCTTGGCATGAACAAAATCTACTCTATTCAGATATTCAGAGGGCTAGCAGCGGTGATGGTGCTGATTGCTCATTCTAATATAATGCTCAATAGAAGCCTCTTTTCTGGAGTTTTCATAACCGGATATGTTGGTGTGGATTTTTTCTTCGTGCTGAGCGGGTTCATCATCATGCTTACGTGTAAGAAAAGCATCGGATCCGGAAATATTACTGATTACATTCGCAAAAGGCTAACAAGGGTATACCCTCCTTACATCATATACACAGTTATAACCGTTGCTGTTAGCTATATTTACGTGGAAGAAACCGGTAGAGGAATCGTTTCTTGGATTGAGATAAATGTACCAAATTTTATCCAAAGCATTAGCCTTTACCCATTCAGCGTAGATGTGAGCATCCCGCCAATCATTCCAGTGGCTTGGACGTTAACATATGAAATGCTTTTCTATATTATTTTCACTTCGCTTTTCTTTATAAAGAGAAAGTCTGGAATTATTTTAATTTCTTTGGTGTGGATTCTTCTAATTGCAATTAGTAAAAACTTTAACATTAGCAATGGTAATTATTTGCTAGAGACATTTTTAAGCTTGCGAAACTTTGAATTTATAATGGGATGTGCACTGGCATATTTTGTTGGACACCATGTAAATTGGAAAATAAGCGCAGTGATATTTTTTGGCGGGATTGCGCTACTTATTGCGTCGTGGCATAACGCGCTAAACGGTATCAGCGTAACAACATTGTCGAACTGGGCAACGTTCGGAATTCCGTTCGCAATGATCATCTTTGGTGCTACGCGCTTAGAGAGTTTCGTGCACAAAAAAGAAGGGAAGATATTTCGATTTTTTGTCTATCTCGGCGATGCATCATACTCGATTTATCTCGTTCACTTTATCGTGATCATGATTTGCAAAAGAACTATTCTCGATCACGGTATGACAATCGGCTATGTAGAGTTCTGGGTAACATCAGGAATTGCTCTAATTGTCAGTCTGGCCATGTATGAGCTGATAGAAAAGCCGCTTATGCGATTGCTTAATCGCTCAAAAGTACAAGCGGTAACATTATAAATGTTAGGTAAATAATTGGCATGGCACCCTCACTTATGAGGGCACCATCGGGTAATTAATGAATCCGCTTAAACTTCTCTTTGCTAGCCGGTATGTGAGTAAAGGCGTGAGGTTTGTAGCCTAAGTCAGTAGCTATGCCATTCGCTATAGCTCTAAACGTATCGCCTTTACCAAGTAGCTCAATCCCGCCCCCCATCCAGTTGTCATGGATGATCACTTTAACGTTGTAGCGAGCATCTGCTGGCGTGGAGATCGGTGTGACATCAGTTGAAGACGATTTATCTTTCTGGCTGAAGTAGAAATCTTCCAGCTTCTCGAATACTTCCCATGCCTGATCTGTTTCCAGCATCTTCGCGTGTCTGGCCGCGCCGCGTTCTGTCCATAAAGTTAACTTCGGAGTTCGTTTATCTACTTGGTGACTTGAAGTCACCGAGTTCTTAAGTTCACGTAATTGCTCACCTTTTATCAGGAAGTAATGCTTACCTTCGACAAAGCGATCTTTGTTCCTGCTGTAATTTTTTTTAATGTTAGCGGTGTCTGTGCCATAGAGATTGGCTAGAAGTTCGGTAGTAACGACAGGTATTTGATTGTGAGTAATCGGAGAGAGGGTTTCTATGGAAATGCGATTGGTCATGATGACCTCCAGTGGTTTATATCGATTGACGCTACCACTTCAGAGGCGAATCTTGGGTGGTAGCCCAGATGGGGTTCGCCTTACCGGATAAACCAACCGGCCAACCTTACGGTTGCCCCACCTGAGCCACCATAGATGTGTTCAGATGCACGACATAAAAAAACACGCTCGCGGCGTGTATCTGGTCGCGGTTTATTCAGCAGGAGGCGAATCCCGACACCTGATTTTGCAGGTGCATCGAGAATATAGCCCACAGCGAATACCGCGTCAAATGTTGAGGCACCTACACAAAAAGTGCAGGTGTGGATGTTAAATAGCTTTTGCATTACCTTGCCTACAACCTCTGCTACCATATGACAACTTGTTGCTTGTCTATGGAATGGGATATATGAATAAGATTGCGGTTATTGGGATTGCCGTTGCCACGCTAATTCTCTCTGGCTGTGAGTCACAGCAAATGGCTGATGCAAAGAGAAAAGATGCAGAGTTTGCCAATGCGGTGAAAAACATAAATCTTGAGTCTGCTGATGTTGGCTCTATGCCTAGCAATTATAAGGACCTTGTTGAGTCAGCTATAAAAGCTCAGCTAAAGGATCCTGAATCGGCTAAATTCTACGACATAACCACTCCACGCAAAGAGGTGATGGTTGAAAAGAGTAATTTTGTGTATGGATACTCAACTTGTGTCTATGTCAACGCTAAAAATTCTTATGGTGGGTACACAGGAAAGCAGCTGTACTGGGCGTTTATGAGAAACAATCAGGTGCTGCGTCTCAAGAATACTAACGAGCCGTACGGAAATATGATCTTCGTCGGAAGACCAATTAACTGCGGTTAATCTAATGCAACGATAGCCAACCCGCCTAGCCGCGGGTTTTTTATTTCCTTCCTAATATCTTTCCAGCAAACCCTTGTCTATAACGGCAAGGTTGGTAACAAAATCAACATCGGCTACCGTGAGTTCTCTGACGGCTTAGCAAGGCCATCATTCTCTAACGAAGTTGAGTATGACCTGTCTGAATCAAGAACAATCCGTTATAAAGGTGCGATCCTTGATGTGCTTGATGCGAACAATCAGTCAATAACATTTAAACTGACAAAAAACTTCAACTCACAGTGACGAAACGTGTTGGGTACAATTAGTTTTTATCAGCCCACTTAGGTGGGTTTTTTTTGTTTTTTTGTAACAATGCGTTACTGCGTCATCACCATATCTATTCATAACTCATCATAGATAATTTCATTCAATTCACTGATATTTAATGTCTTTACACCTAACTGAACTGGCGCTTTAATCACGCCAATAGGTGCTCTTTAACAGTTAGGTAGGCTTTTTGTTTGCTGATAGTAATTCAATAATGGTATCGAGCTTAGCTTCAAGTGCGCCCAATCTCGCTGCTATGTCATTCTGCTCAATTGGCTGAATGCAATTGGACGTTGGTAAAGGCATGCTGTTTTTATACCAATTTTTGTTAAACGATTGGTGCGAAGAGATGACCTTGCCAATTGCCGTTACTGATGAGTTGACAGGTATCATTGGATAGAGCGGATTAAGCGAATGCAAGTATCCTTTGCCTTGGTCAACTATATATTGTTTAAATGCAAATGAACCAATGTCAACAAGGCTGAACAGTCCAAAATCTCCATGCTCAGGCATTAATTCAGGATCAACAATAATTATAGTTCCATCAGGGAACGATACCCCGCTAGATGATTCCATTGAGTTTCCATTAACCTCGATAGCAAAGGAATATTCTCCAGCTTCAGGAGGGGCAGGGATAAAATCGCTTGCTGATGCGCTTTTACGAAAATTATCAAAATCGAACCCGATCCCCATTACCTGAACATGGGTAAGTAATGGAACCTCTCTAACAGTTACCGTTCTTTTTATCTGACTAGTATCTGGACCATCACCTTTCCCTGAGGTAAGCCAAGCTACAGAAGTACCTAGCGCAGCCGCAAGATTGACAAGCGCCTTTTCTCTTGGCCTAGCCTCTCCACCTTCATAAGCAGCAATTTGTCTACGTACGATACCAACTTTCTTTGCTAACTCATCTTGGGTTAAGCCAATGGCAGAGCGTGCTATCGCCACTCGCTTTGGGAATGATTCATCAAAGTGCACTTGTGATTCTCCAAAATTCATTGACACATAAATAATCTGCGGCAATAATCATCAAACAGATTGCGAGTCTGTGAGTTTTTAAAGTGAATGAGGTGAATAATGGAACAGAAAGCATTAAAGGGCAAGCAGATCTCTTACCGTATGAGGCCAGAGGTACATGCCTTTCTTGAGAGTAACGCAAACAAAACCTACAGGTCTGTACAAGGGATGATGGATTACTTTATGGATAAGCTTATGGAGATGGAGAAGAAAGGTGAAATCACTATCCAGTAAATACGGCGAAGCCCCAATGGCGGCAACCATTGAGGCTTCTAATTTGTCAGTAACTACCAAGGAACTAACGAATATGAGTATAGCAACGCAGATCTCCACAATCAACGTGCCGTTCTACGGCGATAGCCTTTATTTGGTTAACTATAATGGCGAGGCTTATACCCCAATGAAACCGATCGTCGATGGTATGGGTTTGGCGTGGGCACCACAGCATGAGAAGCTGAAGCAGCGCTTTGGGTCAACTATCACTGAAATCGTGATGGTTGCCGGAGATGGCAAAAATCGTGGCATGACATGCTTGGCGCTTCGCAAACTTGCTGGCTGGCTTCACACTATAAATGTCGGAAAAGTTCGACCTGAACTACGTGAAAAAGTCGCTCGCTATCAAGAGGAATGTGATGACGTACTTTACCAATACTGGGCAAAAGGTGAGGTAAAGAACCCACGAAAGAAAACCACCGTTGATGAGCGCACCCCGTTACGCGACGCAGTAAACATGCTTGTTGGCAAGAAAGGACTCCGCTATGACGATGCTTACAATATGGTTCATCAGCGCTTTGCTATCGACAGCATTGATGAGCTTGAACTATCCCAAATTCCCCAAGCTGTAGAGTACATTCATCGTGTTGTATTGGATGGTGAATTTATCGGTAAGCAACTTGAACTCCCAGCAGTGGAAAAGCAATTCACTGATGAAGAAGTTTGCTCACTTGCATGGCTGTGGTTGTTGGCAGATAAGATGCGCGAACATGCCTCAGAAACTTATCCAGCTTTGAAGCAACTAGAATCGCGTTATGCAGGGGAGGCTTATGACCTTGCAAATGAGTTCAAATATTGGCTAGACCAAACAATGATTACTTTATCTCGCGAGGCCGCCCATATAAAGCCAAGCGAAAAACTTAAATGCATTGATGCATTAAATCACTTAAAGCAAAACCAATGGCGCACTGCCTTGATGGCAGCCCACTAATAGCAACTAAGAAATTTACGTAGTTATCTACCCCAACCCGCTTCGGCGGGTTTTTCTTTTAGAGCACTATCGCAGATCACCCATGAGTGGCCTGCGGTAATTCTCTGTGTCGTTTATGTGTCGTGACTAAACGATATGATAGATAGTTTATATGGTGAGATATACAGGTATGACACAGTGTGAATGCGGTTAGCACCTGTTAAAACAATGAGTTATGAATGGTTCTAGCCACTCTTAATCAATTGGTCGGCGGTTCGAACCCGCCACGACCCACCAAC